TAGAGGACGCAGACCAGCTTGGGCAACTAAACGTAAAAGCAACTACATTAAAATTAATTGCAGATATTGAAGGAAAAAGAATAGGAATGCTTCAAGAAGTTGGCCTACTTGATAATGCAGAATTAGCAACAGACCTTGCCGAGATGGAAAGAAAACAAGAAATATTGGTTAAGATATTAAAAGAAGTAACCGCCGTTTGCCCCAAGTGCAAGCTAGAGGTTGCAAAAAGATTATCTCAAATAACTGGGATAGTAGAGCATGTGATAATAGATTTAGAAGAGTCAAGTGGATCTTAATTTTAATGATTTGATTGACATCTTGGATGGCGAAGAGTTTGATGAACGTCCAGTAGATTTAAGAACATTTGTAACAGATAAGCAGTACCTTAGCCTTCCAGAACTTTCTGAGCATCAATACACTTTAATTGAAAAAAGTTCTCAGATTTATAAAGAGGCTACGCTAGTAAAGTTGTTTGGCGAAGAGGGAACATTAAGATACAAACAGACATGTAATGAAGTAATTGCACAATTAGGAAAAGGAAGTGGTAAGGATTACTGCTCAACAATCTCCGTTGCCTATATTGTTTATTTGTTGCTGTGCTTAAAAGACCCAGCGACATACTATGGAAAACCTCCAGGGGATTCAATTGATATTATTAATATTGCAATTAACTCACAACAAGCAAACAATGTTTTTTTTAAGGGATTTAAAACAAGAATAACAAAATCTCCGTGGTTTATCGGAAAATATTTTGAAAAAGCATCTGAAATTAAATTTGATAAAAACGTTACAGTATACTCAGGTCACTCAGAAAGAGAAGCGTTTGAGGGCTATAACGTACTTGTAGTTGTGCTAGATGAGATATCGGGCTTCTCTCTTGAAAGCACTAGTGGGCATGATCAGGCAAAGACTGCAAGCGGAATATATGAGATGTACAGGGCATCAGTTGATTCACGTTTTCCAGATTACGGAAAAGTAATTTTATTATCATTCCCAAGATTCAAGAATGATTATATTCAGCAAAGATACACAGATGTTATTGCAGAAAAAGAAACCATATCTAGAGTGTATAAATTTAAGCTAGACAACGATTTGCCAGATGAGACCGCAGGCAACGAATTTGAGATATCCTGGGATGAAGACCATATTGTGTCTTATAAATATCCTCGGGTGTATGCTATAAAAAGGCCTACGTGGGAAGTAAACCCGACTAGAGATATCAATGACTTTAAGATATCATTTTACAGAGACCCAGTAGACGCACTTGGTAGATTTGCCTGCATGCCCCCAGAGGCTATTGATGCATTTTTTAAATCAAGAGATAAAGTAGAAAAATCTTTTAACAATTTGGCATTGGCAACAGATGAGCACGGAAGATTTGAAGAATGGTTTAAACCAGAAGACTCAAAAGAATATTTTATCCACGTCGACCTTGCACAAAAACATGACCATTGTGCAGTTGCAATGGCTCATATTAAAAAATGGGTAAACGTAAAAGTAACAGATACCTATTCTCAGCAAGCTCCGATTGTAGAAGTAGACTCAGTAAGATATTGGACCCCTACATCTGATAAATCTGTTGATTTTACTGAAGTAAGGGATTACATATTGTCATTAAGATCAAGAGGGTTTAATATAAGAATTTGTACTTTTGATAGGTGGAACTCTCATGACATGATGCAGCAACTTAAGCAGTATGGTATAAATACCGAGACTTTATCTGTTGCAAAAAAGCATTACGACGACATGGCTATGGTAGTTCTAGAAGAAAGACTATCTGGGCCACACATTAATCTTTTGATAGACGAGCTACTTGAGTTAAGAATTATAAGGGATAAGGTGGATCACCCAAGAAAAGGATCAAAGGATTTAGCCGATGCAGTCTGTGGGTCAATATATAATGCAATAAGCCTCACTAGACCAGATTTTGGTGAAGTTGAGGTTCACACTTATGATTCTATTGTATACGATAATGTTAAAGATGAGGAAGAAACTAGGTATAATATGATAAGACCACCCCGAATACCGATAAGCTTGGCAAACGCTATAGAGAATATGGAAATAATATGAGTATATATCAAGAAAAAGCAAAAGATTGTAAGTGCTGCGGTAAGCATGTACCATTACCAATAATCTTAAAAGAATTTAATAGAACTACACTGTGTCCTACAACGTATTATAATGTTTTAGAGTACAGTAAGCTTTGGGAAAAAATTGGACATAGGCCTCCAGGTAACTTAAGTAAACATTTTTCAGAGTATGTACAGCAAGTAGTTCAGAATAGTATTGACAACGGCAAGTCAGTTTAGGTATACTTACAACTAGGCAACAGTAGCTTAGTTGGTTAAAGCCCCGAACTCATAATTCGGTAATCCTCGGTTCAAGTCCGAGCTGTTGCACAGAAAGGTAAGTAGATGTTGTATTCAATTGGAGATAGTCATCAGTTTAGAATGTCGCTGTCTGGCAACGTCGAGCCGTTAAGTTATTGTAATTGGATAGGTCTACATCCGCCGTTTGATGATATTCCAAACCCATCTGATTGTGAATCTACACACGTATCAAGATCAGTAGGACTTAGGGAGACAATGTATTTTTCTGGCCATAAGGGGGCTAGCGCATATTCTTCAACATATACAAATGGTGGGTACCCATGTATTTTAAAAACACTTGATAGCAACTCGGTAGTACTACCCTCATTTGGCTATATTGATGTTAAAGCACATCTACCTCATGAAAAAAATACTGAAGAGGTTGTATCTCGTTATGTCGGTAAAACTCTTTCATTTTTTAAGGGACATCAAATACGGTTTGTAAATCCTATACCACAATTTGTTAACGCTATCGGTAGTGGATCACCGAACTATGATTTTGATGACAGATTCCCATATTATGAAGAATTTAAATATTTTTTAAAAAAGCATGTATCTGAAGAAGGTTTAAAAGACCCAATATCCATAGAAGATATTCTGGGTGTTGATAGACTAGATGAATCATTTGAATGTCATGAATGCCTAGCATGTGATCAGTATAAAGAAACAGATATTAAGCTTGACCATTTAAAAAAGCCATTTAGCCAAAAAATAGTTAACGGCATACTAGATGCCATGGGGTATTAAAATGAATGATGAACAATATCATAATGAAAAACTAGCTCACTACTTAGAGATAGGAGCAATCAGGGTGGCTGGGGTAGATAAAGATGGAGAAATTGTATATGAAATAGACGAAGATATTACTCAATCTCTTGCTCCCGAGCTGTGGGAATCACATATGAATTATGTAGATGAATCACTTATTGAGCTATATGAAGAAGGATTAGTGGATGTTGAATACGATGAAAATTTAGAAGCCACATTAATGTTATCCCCAGAAGGATATAAGATTGCAAAAGAAAAAGGAATTATACCACTAGAAGAGGGGGATATTTTTAATGCCGACAATTAATTTTGACGATGATGTTTTTGAGAATAGAAGGTTCTTATTCCAAAATATAGCTAAAGCTTTCCCAAACAACCCGTGGGTCATAAAAGCTACGGAAAAAATGAAAAGTTATTCAAAAGATGAATATTCTTTTATGCTTAAAGAAGCTTATGCTTTCCAAGATAGTTTTGATGAAGCAATTAATTTGGGAATATCCGCAAAAACAAAAGAGGCTCATGATCTTTTTGTTTTATTTATTAGGCATATCAGGTGGTTTTTTGAAATAGATGCAGATACTTATGACGAATTGATACAGCTATGCAGTCCAAACATGAATCAATTTCTTATTGTTAATAAATCATATTCTGATTTATTATACGATATGCTTGTTGAATATAGATTAGAAATGGGAATATAATGAAAGCAATTGTTGTAAAGTCGTTCGGTGGCCCAGAAGTTATGGAATATATAGATTACAAAGACCCAGTGCCAAATAGCAACCAAGTTTTAGTAAATACTAGAATGATCGGTGTAAATTATGCTGACATCCATCAAACAGAAAATACTTATTTAGTACAGTCCTTACCCCCAGTGATACCTGGTATTGAGGCTTCCTTTATTTTGGACAATAAATTATTTGTAGGTTACACATCAAGCGGTGCTTATGCAGAAAAAATTATTATTAATAAAGACAAAATGTTTGAGGTTCCAGAAGGTGTGACTGAAGAAGAAGCCCTGTCTGTCATATGTCAAGGATCCACAGCATATGGAATTGTAAATGATGTCTGCAATATATTGCCAGGTGACGTTGTTTTGGTCAATGGTGCCTCAAGCGCAGTCGGAATGATTTTAATTCAGCTGTGTAAACTCGCTGGTGCTACTGTGGTAGGAGTTACTTCAAGTGAGCAAAAGATAGAATTTATTAAAACTCTAGGTGTAGATTTTGCTTTTCTAGATACCGAAATGAATAAAATAATAAAGTCGATAGGGTGCAGGCCCAAATTTATCATGGAATCATACGGAGGCAAACATTTCATGGGGTACTACGCAATGCTTTCTACTGGTGGCCACATATGCTCATACGGATCTTCATCTAGAGATGTACTTCCATCTATTCAGGTAACAGATTTGCTTAAGGACACAAAGACAGTCTCTGGATTTTGGGGGACGGCCTTATTCTTACATGACTCAGATAGATTAGCAAATGTTGTAAATACATTATTTGATTTAATTAAAAATAAGAAGATTAAGATTATTATCGGAGATAAAATGAGCCTAAAAGATGCAAAGATCATGCATGAAAAAATAAGAGATAGACTAACACTTGGAAAACTTATTTTAACAAATGATATCTAATCAAAGAGATAACTTTTTTTCTCTAGGATATTTTGGAGAGTTGTCTCCAAATACTGAAGAATTTAGTTTAAGATACGAAAAAGAATTAGGTTTGGAGGTTGATCTAAGTATGATTTATCAATATAACAATATTGGGTTTAGGTGTGATAATTTTATAAAAGAGCATGTCGGGACGCACGTATTGTTTGGAGGATGTTCCGAAACAGAGGGGGCGTCTAATTTACTAGAGGACACATGGTCACATGTTTTATATAATAAAATTAAAAACGACATCAATGCGTCTGGCTACTATAATGTTGGTAAAACTGGCTTGACAACCCCATTAATTATATTAAATATTTTTCAGTATATTAGTGATTATGGAATTCCAGATTACATATTTCTACAGCTTCCAGATCACAGCAGGTACCTTTCCTGGTCAGAAGAAAAATTAATTCATCCAGTATATAAAAATAAAAAAGAGCTAACAAAATTAGATTCTAAATTTTTAGATTTTTTTACTAAAGGTGGCGAAATGCCCGAGCTTAATATAAATATATTTTTTAGTAATTTTATTTTAAGAACATTAATTCAATTTTGCAAAATAAATTCTGTAAAACTTTATTGGTCCACTTGGCACCCCGACAGTTATCCTATTGGAATATTTACAGAGTATGATTCTTTGGATTATGTTTTAACTGCACCGTCAGGGAAAGATCATTGGGGCATTAAGATAGAGGATTTAGTCGCAAGGGACGGCTTTCATTTTGGCAAAGGGTTTCATAAAGTATGGGCAGAAAAGTTTTATGAGGAGTTTATAAATGATAAAAATAATTAAAAGAATGCTGGTTAAAAGAAAAATAAAAAAGATTATGAAAAATAGAAAGTACATATACTAATGATATACTGCAGAAAGTTTTATTAAATGAA